TGGACTTGACCGTGCGGATCAGTTCTTCGGTGAGGTTGCGGGGAGTGCCGCCGTTGGCGCTGACATAGGCCTTCCACCAGGTGTAGGTGCCGCGGTCAAGACCGGCGTAGGTGCCGGTGTCGGCGATTGCCGCGAACAGTCCGGTGATGTCCTTGCCCGAGTTGCCGGTGCCATCGGACATCAACTGGGTGTTGATGTTGCCGCGCACGTCTGAGAGGCCAAGATCGAGTTCGGTGCGCAGCGCCGGCACGATCATGCCGCCGTTGTCACCAATGGCCTGGGCGAGGCCCGAGACCTCCACCTCGACCTTGTTGAGCTTCCAGCCGAGGAAGGCTTTCTTGAAGCCCTGGTTGCCGGCGCCCGCGCCGGCGTCTCCCTCCGCGTAGGAGCCAGCCGAAGTGTTGCCGGCATAGCGCACCGGCCAGCGGACTCCCTCACCCGCGCCCTGCTTCTGCTGGATGCGGGTGAGCAGGAAGGTGTTGGTGAACAGGGCCTCCACCCACGGCCCTTTGTAGAGCTGGACGATCAGTTCGGCCAGCGTGGTTGTGGTCGCAGCCATGTGCTACTCACTCCTTCGTGCCGGGTCAGGTCACGCCGGTGCGCAATGCTTGCTCCAGGCGATCTCCGGCCTCGGCGAGATTCTTGGGAGGCGGCGGGCTCTGCTGAGCCGGGTTGCTTGCCGCCCCCACGCTCTGCGGCTTTTGCTGTTGTGGCTGGGAAACCAGGTAGGGCTTCTCTTTGACCAGCGTCTCGACGACCTCGTCGATCCCCGTGACCTTGCCCTCATCATCCACCTGCACCGCTCCGAAAGGAGGCAGCGACCTGGCGATGATGAAGGCGACATCGGGATCAACGATTCCCTTCGATTGAGCAGCGAGCAGGAAGCGAGCGCGGATGGCGTCGTCCTTACGGCCGGATGCCTCTTTCTCCCGCGCCTGGCGCTCCTTCTCGTAGAGCTCCTTGAAGCGCTCCTGCTCTTCCAGGGCCTTGCGCTCGGTCTCTTCCTGCGCGGCGGCGATCTCGGCAAGACGGCGCTCTGCCGCCGTTGCGCGGCGCTTGAAGGCCTCGATCTGCTGGCGCACTCCTCCGGTGTATTGCTCCTCAGAGAGTTCCAGCACACCGTCATCCACCAGCCGCTTGCGCTGCGCCTCGCTCAGGGACAGCTTGTAGCCTCCCGCCTGTATCCCCGGCGTCTCGGTCTGTTGCTGCGAGGCTTGCCCTGTGCCTGGCGAATGGGCGTCGCCCTGTGCCGCAGCGCCTTGCTGTCCACCTGCGGCAGATCGGCCGCCTGCTTGCGCGCTCTGCTGTCCGCCTGTGGCGGACTGGTCTTTCTGGCCGGCTGCCTGATTGGGGGCTGCTGCCCCACTACCGGCCCCGGCCTGTGCGCCGCTCTGACCCTGACCGTCAGTCTGGTTCTGCTGATTCTGCTGGTCTTGCTCGCTCATGGTCTCCTCCGTGGTTGACCGCCCGTCGGCGTCTCTCGGGGATTCACCGCTCCCCGCAGCGTCCTATGGATAGCGAGGGAAGCCTGCTCAGTCGAAGGCTCACTCGCTCAATCCCTCCGGCAGCTCTTCCTGCATCGTCCTGTAGTGGCGGCGCACATGTGCGAGTGCCGCTACCCGTGCCGAGCGAGGCCACTTCACTCCGCCTCGCGCGCCCGCCAGCGCGGCCGCCAGCGCGTGCACCCCGTTGCGGTTCACCACCAGGGTGTCACCCTGGAGTTCGTGGTGTGGGCCGCCCCACTCGCTGCGGTTCTCCAGGTCAGGCACGTAGGCGAATGCCTCCCGGATCACGGCCGCGTCGCCGTTCTCAGCAAGCCGCCGCGCCAGGGTGGCCTTGTCCACGTCGCCCCACGCCTTGTCCGAAACTGTCGAGTTATCTATCCGAATCGGCATCGTGTGCCGCCTCCTGCAAAAGAAAAGGCGGGCACCTCTGACGGTCATGCCCGAAAGCACGAACATCAGAAGTGCCCGCCGTATCTGCGCGATGATGGCAGGCGATATTCGGTTTTCGCCTTCGCCGCCCGCTCCGCGGGCCGCTCAGGCTGACTCTATTCTACCGGGCCCGGGCCAGATGTCAATACCCTTTCCGCGGCCTGTGTCCCCGGCGGGGGGGTCTGCTGCGTGCCAGCGCCTTGCTGTCTGCCCTGCCCTGATCCCAGGGGCTTGTCAATCCTCGCGGACGCCCTCCGCCATGACAAGCATCTCCTCCATGCGCATGAGCTGGGCGCGCTCCAGGGCACCTCGAGCCTGCCGGAGATAGCGCCGGAGGGTCGGCCGGGCCTGCGGCGTGCCGGCGGCCCGCAGAATCGCGGCGCTCGCCTCTCCCATGAAGCCAGGCCGGATGCGGTGCCCTTTCCTCCTTCCACGCAGTAGTTCGTCGATGAAATCGGACATGCTTACGGCCTCGCTTGCTGTAGTGCCAGGGCCTCTTCAGCGAAATTCACCACTACGTTGTGGTCTGGCGAGTGGCCTACGATGGCTTCTATCTCGACTGCCGTTCTCACCCCGTGTCTAGTCTTCCCATAGTAGCTCTCCATGCGCTTCGATAGCTCCCAGAGCCGTTGGTCGCGAGGCGTGCGGTAGGCCAAATCCAGGTAGAGCTTCGGGTCAATCCCCCGCATCGGCTCAGACATCGAGCGCCCGGCATAAGGCCCGCCGAGCGCCTTCGCCAGGGCCTGCTGATAATCGCTATAACTTGCCATCCCGGCAAAATCGCGCTTATCCAGGCCGGAGGGGAACCCCATGATCCGCTCGAAGAGCTTCGGTGCCATCTCATCAGCGGCGGCACTCGTGAAGCCCTCCTCTATCCACCGCTGCGCCGCCGTCGTGTACTCGTGGGTCTTGATCGCCCCGTCCACTCCCATAGCATGAGTCGCCTCATGCACCAGGGTGTTGAAGGAAGAGGTCATTTCCATCTTCTGGTTCCGGGAAAGCTTTGCCCAGGAAGCTGCATCGTGCTTCAGCATCGCATCCACGCGATCCCTTGCCTCCGAGCCGATGCTGATGGCGCAGTCCCAGTCCTTGTGCCCGCCGAAGGCGCCTCGACCGGTGCGCAAGTCTCCATTCCATCCATGCTTCGCGCCCACCATCTCAGCCAGCTCATCGCAAGTGCGCCCCGTCAGTTCTAGGTCAGTCTTCGGCTTCGGCAGCTTGGGCAGAGCAGCGACGGGTCGCGCGGCGGCGACGGCCTGCCCCGTGCGCTTCCCTCGCTCGGCCACGCCGAAGAAGGCTGGCCCGCTGATTGCCCGCTGGCCGGTGATGATCCGGGCGACATCGGTCAGTGAGTGATAGACGCCGCCTTCGAAGTAGATCTTGCCTCCCTCCACCACCTGGACGAGGTACTCGCGGCCCTTGTAGGTGCGCCGCAGGACGGTCCCCTCCTCCAGGGCGCGCAGCTCTGGCTCCGGGACCGGCGCCCGGCCGGGTCGCCCTCGAGCCGCGGCAACCCCTGCCCGCCCCGCCCGCACAAGCTGCCGCTTTCCCGCGGCCCGGGCGACGCCGGGGAACTCCTTGCGGAAGCGGCGCTGGAGTTCGGCAGGAGACTTGTTCAGCAAATCGGGCGAGAGGATGCCCCGCTTCTTCTCTTCGTCGGTGGCGAGGCGCTCCACGAATGGCGTCAGCGCGTGTACACACCGCGGGTGAAAAGGCGGCCCGCCGTTGATGGCCGAGATGGGCGGATAGACAGGGTGTGGGCCGTCCAGAGAGACGACGGCATTCTCATAGTAGCGACAGAAATCTTCCGCGTTGTGGGCTGAGACCTGCGCCAGTGTAATGCCGTGCTCTCGGAGCCGGTTGATGGTGCCCTGCGTCATCGCCTCGCGGGTCGTGGTGCGCGCCACCATTTCGGCGTAGCGGTCGAGCGGCCATTGCCGCCCCAGCGCGTCCACGAACGTCGGCCTGCCCGCAGCGAGCAGCCGCTGCTCCAGTTCGCGGCTTACGTCGATGCGAGCACGCCCGGCTGCAATCCCCCTGGCAACAGCCAGCATTCCCTCGCGGCGGAAGACATCGTCCACGCGACGACCGATCTGAGCCAATGCTGCACTCGTGGTCTGCAGCATGGACTCCATGATTGCCCGCGCCGCTTCCCGGTGCACCTGGGAGAACACATCTCTCTCACGGCGACCCGTTATCGTCCTGCCGCGACGGCGCAGGTTGATGCCCGCGCGATGAATGTTGCGGATACCCTCGTCGGCGAACTCAAGCCCGATGTCGTAGGCACGCGGGATGTTGAACTCTATCCACGCGGCGGCCTCGTCTCCCAGATCTGCAAGCACGGTCTGATACTGGCGTAGCAGCGCCACCGCGCGGCCCCGCTGTCCCGCGAGTGCGGCAGCGTCGGCCAGCACGTCCATCATATCCGCCGCCGCATCCCGGTAGAGCGCAGCCAGCGAGTTGATCTCGCCTGTGAAGGCACGCCTGAATTCCTCTACCCGACGCCGCCCGATGGGTGGGGGCACGCTTCAACACTCCTCGCGACAGGCGCTGACACTGGGTCCACAGCCTCGAAACCAGACTGCGCGCGGCACATGTCGGATCACACAGATCCACCACATACAGCTCACTGTTCTGCCGCGGCCTCCGGCTGCTCCTCGGTGCGGGCTTCCTGCCCCTTGCGACCGCCCGCCCCGGTGAGAGCCACGGCCTCCCCGGTTTCCTCGGCAATCCGCCCCATCTCGGCCTCCACCGCGTCAGGGCCATCGAGGCGGCGCACCGAGGATTCAACCGAGGTGTTCCCGGCCGCCAAGCGCTGGCTCTCGATCTCCGCCATCTCCACCATGTCCTCCGGCAGCCCGTCTGCCCACTGGATGGTCGGTTCGGCAGGCTCATATTCTCCTGAGCCATGGGTCACATCGAGAACTTGGGCGGTGAGCAGCGCCGCCTTGAGCGCGGTGTCGTAGTAGAGGCGCTTGCGGTTGATCTTGGCCAGCGTCCGAAGCAATCGCAGGCGCAATGCCCGGCCGCTTTCGGCCACGCCGAACTTGTCCAGTCCGAAAGCCGACGGCGCGGTCTCCGAAAGCATGAACAGCAAGTCCAGCAGTTTCTCGAACTGGGTGAAGGCCGCGGTCAGGTGCGCGTCCCAGGTGATGTAAGAAGGCGGCTGGTCGCCCGGCCCCAGCTCAATGGTCTCCATGCGGTCGAAGCGAATCTTGCCGTCCTCGTCCACGAAGCCCGGCGGCACCACGATCTTCGGAGCCACGTGCTTGTCCAGCACTTCGTCGATCTGGGAGACGCGATTATTCAGGGACTCGAAGAGCGACTCCAGCCCCTCGTAGTCGGAGATCCCCCAGAACCGGGAACCATAGCGGAAGTTCGGCACGTGGAAGATCGGGATGTGATCCAGGCTGGTCTGCTCTTCTTCGGGCAGGTCCTGGTAGGCCTCGAGGGTCTTCAGGGGAATCTGCTGCAAGGCCTTGCCCCCAATCGTGATCGTCCCGAGCTGGCTTCCCGCAACGGACAGGGTGGAGACGCTGCCCAGGTCGAAGAGCTGGTGACGGATGACGCCCGGCTCGTGTACCTCTGCCCGCAGGTAGGCACGCTTGGTGTCCTTCGGGTCACGCTTCACCCAGGCCAGGGTCACCCGCAGCACGCGCCGCACATCATCATCGTCCACTTCGGGGAAGTAGATGCTTGCCGGGACCTCCTCGATGATCGACTCGGGTTGCTCTGCTGTCGGCGTGCGCTTCCCCCAGCGCACCTTGTAGACCGCGTCGCCTCGGAACGAGTTGGACAGGGCCGATTCGTAGTTGACGGCATGGAGGTGATTGCGACCGACGATCTGGGCCAGCGCTTCCTGTGCCTTCTCATCATCCTGGGTCGCCAGGAAGTCCGGCTGCTCCCCGAAAAGCAGATCGGCCGAGAGTCGCGAGATCAGGCCCGCAAAGTTGGCGACGATATAGCGCTTCATCTGGTAGGGCTGCGGCACCACCGCGAAGACCAGCTTGTGCTGCCCCAGGAACAGCCGCTCATATCGTTGGTAGGCGGCGATCCGCTCCTGGTGCCCCTTGGGCGGGTAAGTGCTCAGGTCAAGTGCCACGGTTCTCCTCGCTCTCCGGCCTTGTCTAGGCCAAAACAAAAGGCGGGCCTCGCGAGCACGAGTGCTCATCGAGACCCGCCGTATCTGCGCGATGATGGCGGATTCTATTCGCCGCTGATTGTAGCCCGGTCGCCGTCCTCGGTCAATCCCGGCAGGCCGCCTCCCAGCCGGTAGTGGGGCTTGCGTTCGATGACGTGCAACTCCTGTGGCTGCCCCTTGTGGAACTTGATGCTGACCACCAGCTCCCCGAAGCCACCAGCCATCTCGCTCTCGCGACTGATCGCGGCGACCAGGTCTTCCCAGCAGCGCTGCTTGTCTCTCGGTATGCTCGTCATTACCACCCCGCCGGCCGTTGCGTCGTGCCACGAGACACGCCCCGCTTGCGCGCCTGCCAGGCGATCCCGGCCGCCATCACCCGGTCGTCGAACTTGCCCTCCTGCGCCTCCTGGGAGCCGGTGTCCGTGGTGACGAAGGTGAGGCATTCGTCCACCAGACCGGGCGAGTGAATCAGCAGATGCCCGCCCGCAATCGCCGCCGCCAGGTCGTCCACCAGGATGGGCTTTGTCGCCTGATCGGTTGGCCAGCCGAGCATGGGCTTGCCTCTGCCCGTCTGGTCGTAGCGCACGTGGTAGTAGAGCCGCGCATAGCGACACACGTTGCGAAGCGTGTTGAGCGTCGAGTGCCCGTGGTTGTTGCGCTCCACCGCCACCGCCGCCAGGTTGTAGAAGCGGCCCAAGGCGTCCAGTAGGTAGCCGAAGCGATCCGGCGGGATACGCCCGTGGAGTTCGGCGACCTGCTCCCCGGTCTCGCGGTCGAGCACACAGGCACATGATGCATCGCCGCTGGCCAATCCCTCGCCTACGTCCGCGCCGGCTACATAGAGCCGTCCCTTCTCGGGCCGTTTCCAGACCTGGAGCCGGGCCGGCGCAACTGCGATATCCTGCCCACGCGCATCCTTGAGAGCGGTTACCATCCCCGGCGCAAGTTCCGCAGCAATCCGCCTCTGAGCGGCGAGCAACGCCTGGTCATCGAAGCAACAGCGCCCGCTCGCCAGGAAGCAAGTCACATCATCCTCAGGGTATTCGGCCTGGAAGCGATCTCGAAGCTGCCGCTGCTTATCGCGCCGCCAACGAATCTGATGGTCGTCAAGGCTCCACGCGCGCTTGAGCCGCGTCTCCTCCTGGCTGAGGTCGGTCAGTGGCTCGCCCGCGATCCGATAGGCTGGGTCTTCCCACCAGACATAGAACGCCGTCGCAAAGTCATTGCCGCCGCTTTTGGCCTCGGTCCAAAGGCTGTGAAAGAAGTTGCCCATCCCATTTGCGGTGGACTCGATGACGATTCGGCCACCGGTGGGAACCGCTTCCGTCAGCGCAGTCAGGGCTTCTTCCGGCTTCGGCCAGAAGGCGAACTCCGAGCAGTGCAGGTTGTTGATGGTCTGGCCCCGTCCGAACGTCAGGCTGCCGGCGGTGCCCACGTAGAACTGGCTGTTGATCTTCGGCCACAGGAACTCTCTGCGGTTGGAGAAACGAGGCGGCCCTACTCGTCGGCGCTCCTCCTCTGGCAGCCGCTCCCAGAACAGTTGCACGATCCGAAAGATCTTCTCGCTCGAGTCAGTATCGTGGGCCACGATCACCGAAGTCGTATTCAGTCGCAGCAAAGTGTCCGCGAAGAACAGGCCGCAGATCAGCGTCGTGAAGCCGAGCTGCCGCGGCTTCAGAATCATGTCCCGAAGCGTGCGGTGATCCCAGTAATCTACCTGGGCCGCGTTGAGCAGGAACGGAATCACTCGTCTATCCTTCGTGCGAATCCACAGGTTCGCTTCGATCCACGGCCTGGGATTCCGCCGCTCCTCCAGCAGGGCCGCCAGCCGGGCCTCCAGCGCCTCTCGCACACGCGCGGAGGAAGGTAAGGGCAGATTCGGCCTCGCTGTCGCTGAGTTGTCGCAAATCGAGGTCACCAAGTAACACCTCCTCCGGAACCTTCTTCATCAGTCCAAGGGACTGCAGGATGCGCAGCCGTTCCCCGATGGATTTGAGAACGAGGTTGAGATAGCCCACCCGCGCCAGCGATCCGTCGGGAGCGGCCATGCAGTCCGTCCAGGCCTGCCGCACGATGGCATCCAACTCCGAGACCGCTTGCAGCCCCGCGTCCACCACCGCCTTCTCTGAAGCCGCCGAAAGGGCGACCGCGGACTGCCCTCGCGCTCGCATCGCCGTCAGGTCGCGGGTGATGGTGCGCCGGGAGATATTCATGAGCTGGCCGACCTCGTGTTCGGTCAGTTTGCGCACCACCCGCAAGTGCCAGACCCGTTCCTGCCGGCGCGCAATCGCCTCCCGTTCTTCCGGCGTCCCTCGCGGCATCAGCCCATCATCCCCCTGGGCGCGTCATTTTGCGCCATTATCCCGCCTCCGCGCGCCTGGGAAAGCGCGCGCCATCGGTCGCGCGGATCGCCCGCTTGCCCGTCATCCGTTGCCAGCGCACAATGGTGACATCGCAGTAGGCCGGCTGCAATTCCACCGCCCGGCACCGCCGTCCCAACCGTTCGGCCGCGATGAGCGTCGTGCCCGCGCCGCAGAACGGCTCCAGGATGAGGCCGCCGGGATCGGAGTGCAACTTCAGGCACCGCTCTGGCAACTCCACCGGAAACATCGCCGGATGCAGATCGTTGGCGGGCACCGTGTTGATCTTCCAGATGCCCGCATATCCCCAGGCCTTCCGCTCCGCCTGGGTCAGCCGCTGCACAAAGCGGTGCTGCGCCCGGGCGAAAGCCGTGACGAAGGCATAGGGTCGCTCCTCCGGCATTTCCAGGGCGGCATTCTCATCCGCAAAGGTCGCCAGGTATTCATACTGCTGGGCCGGTTTGTTGGAGACGAGGTGATAGGGTCCCACCCCGAAGTTCAAGCCCTGCTTTTCCCAGATGCGAATCCAGATGGGCCGCATCCCCGCCTGCATGAAGAGTTGGATGGAATAGGCCAGGGTGGGTTCGATGAACTGGGTGCCGGTCGCATACAAGTCCACCATCTGCCAGCAGACGGTCTCGGCGTGGCGGCTCAGGTTCTCGATCACCGGTTTGACGGTCTCGAACCAGGGCGCGATGCCTTTCTCCTCGTACTCCTTGCCGACGCCGTAGGGAGGCGAGGTAATAGCCAGTTGGGCTTTGCCGCCCTCCAAGAGCAGATCGAGTATCGCCGGATCGCGGGCATCCCCGCAGACCAGCCTGTGCTCGCCCAGCTCCCAGATGTCTCCACTTCGCGTGAAGGGCTCGGCTGGCGGCTCACCCGGGCCCGGGTCGATCATCCCGGAGTCCTGTCCGGTCTCCAGACGGGAGAGAAGCTCACGCAGCGAATCTTCATCCCAGCCGGTGGAATCCAGCGTCCCCGCCTGCTGGCGTTCTTGCAGCAGACGAGCCAGGATCTGCTCGTCATCAACTGCGAGACGGACTGTCTCGTTGTCATCGAGCAGGTAGGCTTCCGGATTGCTGCCGGTATAGACCTTGACGGCCACTTCTTGCCAGCCCGCTGCCTTCGCCGCCTCGAGCACCCCATGCCCTGCCAAGATCACACCCTTCGGTGTCACCACGATGGGCTTCTGCTGGCCGTGGCGCAGCAGACTCGTTCGCAGCACCTGTATCTGCTCCGGCGGATGCGAGCGATAGTTGCGCGGGTTGGCCTGCAGGCGCGCGACAGACCAGAGTTCCACTTCGTATTCGATGTCTGCTGCTACTCGCTCAGTCATCGTCTATCTCCGTCTCTGCCCTCTCTTCTGAGCGGGCCTGCCCCGATACGAAGTGGCTGCAAATCGCGGCCAGGCACTC